GCATTCAAGTAATGCCACCTGAATTTCAGCGTGACTTTGTTGCATCACTTGAGTGGCAGCGTGATTTGGTAGACTCATTCTATAATGGTCTATCGTCAAACCTAATTCACTTCCGCAAACTGGATGCTGAGAAATCATCCAAAACTGGATATGGCTATCAATGCCTTGATGGGCTACAGCGCCTTTCTACAGCAATCGCTTTCGTAAACAACGAGTTTACCGATAACAACGATAAACTGTTTCGTGAATTGAAGTCGGAAGAAAAAGAAGCGATTCTCTCTTATACCTTTACATTATACGTTTATAATGAATCGATGACAGATGAACAAGCAGGAGATACTTTCTGCCGCATCAATAATGCAAACGATTTGAATGACCAAGAAAAACTAAATGCTATTCCTGGTTATGTATCACAAACAATTCGTAGCCAAGCACGTACTGGACAAACAACACCTGTGCTACCTATTTTTGAGATATACAAAGATGCTAAAGACACAAAACGTTCAAAGCATGGTTTAGGTATTTTGCCTGGTGTTCGCCTTGCATATGATTCGTTACTTGCACGTTGGTATGCAATTGAGTACGATAAACAGAGTAACCCAAAAGGTTTAGCATTTCATGGTGCAGCAATTAATAAGAATCTTATTTCTAAACTGTATAATGATAAGGCTTTAAAATCACAATATGATGCTGAAGGTAAAGCAATTTACTTACCAGATTATACATGGGCGCAACCTAAAGAGTTTGCTTCTATTGAAAAAGAAGTGGTTCGTCGTGCTAAGATTGTTTTTGAATGTATTGTTGCTGATGCAGAACACAATAAAAAAATCTACAGCACTCCAGGTAAGATTCACGCACTATACGATCTTATCTACGTAGTTGAAGAAGAGTATGGCAAAAACTCTATCAAAGACTATAAGAAATTTGTGCGTGGCGTAAACGCTATCTTAACGACACATCTTTCCGAGAAGAATGGTAAAGATAGTTCGTTGTACTTTCAGCGTTTGCTAGGTTGTGGTTCAGCGCATGAGATTGTTGAGAAACTCACATATTTCTTAGATGTGATTCACACCAACCATGAAGAGTTCGGTATCGTTTCAATGGATCATGGTAAGATTAGTGATGCTGATAAAATGCAGTTACTTATCAAACAAAACTACACTTGCTGGATTGATGAACTTGAAGCATCAATCGATGAACTGGAAGCGGCTCATATCATAGCACGTTCGTTGGGTGGTAAAAATACTCCTAACAATTACGTTCTGGTACGTAAACAGTACAATCGTAATATGGGTACAATGACACCGCAAGATTACAAGCAGAAGTATTTCCCACAACTCTGCCAATAATCTGAAACGTTTACCGTTCAAAAAGTTGACACAGACTTCGGTCTGTGTCATACTATTATTTTAAGAGAGAAGTATCGCCTCTCAATATTTGTGCGATACAAACTATGGAGTTTTATTATGTCAGTAGCTAAATCTCAAAATGAAAAACTGGTTGAGTTTTTCCAAACCGGTAAATCTTTGACTGAAGCACAAGCACGTGCCCGTTATGGCGTAGCAAATCTGCCAGCACGTATTGCTGAACTTCGTGCTGAAGGTTATAGCATCTACAAGAATACCACAAAAGAAAAGGGTACTTCTTACAAACTAGGTAAGCCAACACGTGCTATGGTAGCAACAGCATATGCAGTTATGGGCGCACAAGCGTTTGCCTAAAATAGTTTGAAACTTTGCGGGGTGGAGACATATATATTATGTGTCTCTACTCTTTTTTTATGGATAAATTATGCAAATACAAGTAAACATTGAAGAATTGAGAAAGAACAAACTGTTCGTAGCAACCCCGATGTATGGTGGCATGAACCACGGTCTTTACATGAAATCGTGCCTTGACTTACAAACTGTAATGATACGTTATGGTATTGAAGTTAAATTCTCTTTCCTTTTCAACGAATCTCTCATCACACGTGCCAGAAATTATTTGGTAGATGAGTTTCTCCGCACAGACTTCACACACATGATGTTTATCGATTCGGATATTCATTTCGACCCGAACGATATCGTAGCACTGATGGCACTTGATAAAGATGTTATTGGTGGTCCTTACCCTAAGAAATCTATCAACTGGAGCAACGTAGCAGAAACCGCACGTAAGAATCCAGACCTCAATCCAAAAGAACTTGAAAACCTAGTTGGTGAGTATGTGTTCAATGTGGTTAAAGGTACACAACAATTCCAAGTTTCTGATCCGTTAGAAGTTATGGAAATTGGTACTGGTCATATGATGATCAAGCGTCAAGTATTTGAGAAAATGGAGAAAGAATATCCAGCTATCAAATACAAACCAGATCACATTGGTCAAGCACACTTTGATGGTTCACGTTACATTCATGCATACTTTGATACTGTCATCGATCATGAAAACTCTATCGTTGGTGGTGGCTCTGAACGTTACCTGTCGGAAGATTATATGTTCTGTCAGATGTGGCGTAAGATGGGTGGTCAAATCTATCTGTGTCCATGGATGAGAACACAACACATTGGTACGTATGCATTCACTGGTAATATGCCAGCGGTTGCTCAATATACTGGTAGACTGTAATGGATAAGGATGCTATCAAGGCATCCCAAACAGCAACAACTGGTGGTCGTAAATTTGATGGTGGTAAAATTCGTTATGGTCTTTTACCACCATTAGCTTTAAAAGCGACCGCAGATGTTCTGACATTCGGTGCCGAAAAATATGAACCAGGTAATTGGAAACATGTTCCAGATTCAATCAATAGGTATTTTGATGCAGCACAAAGACACATGTGGGCATACAAAGAAGGTGAGTCAATTGATCCCGAATCAGGAAGACATCATCTAGCACATGCACTTTGCTGCTTGATGTTCCTTTATGAACATGATATACTGTATTCTGCAAGTGACAAATAAAATTAATTATGGAGTAAATTATGAAACTGTCTAACGACACATTGAATGTATTGAAGAACTTTGCTTCTATCAATCAAGGCATTCTGTTTAAGAAAGGTAAGGTCATTCGTACCGTATCTTCTGGTAAGAATATCATGGCAGAAGCAACCGTTGGTGAAGAGATACCTACTGAGTTTGGTGTCTATGATTTGAACAACTTTCTATCTGTTCTTTCTCTTCACAAAGAAGAACCGACGATTGATTTTGAAGATAACAATGTTCTCATCTCTGGTCTACAAGGCCGTAGCAAAATCAAATATCGTTTCTGTGCATCACATATGATTGTGACTCCACCAGAGAAACCAATCGCTATGCCTGATCCAGAAATCTCTTTTGAACTTTCAGCAGAAGACTTTGATTGGATTCTTCGTGCAGCAAACGTTCTTTCCTCTCCACATATTGCTATCGAATCTGATGGTGAAAAAATCTTTGCTACAACATTTGATGTAATGAATGATGCTTCACACACCGATTCACTTGATGTTTCCAAAGGCAATGGTGACAAGTATCGTATGATATTCAAAACTGAAAACTTCAAGATGTTGGCTGGTGGATATGATGTGAAAATTTCTTCTAAAGGTATCTCACACTTTAAACATAAAACTTCAGCTATTCAGTATTGGATTGCAACTGAAACAGGCTCTTCTTTTACAAAGGCAAAATAATGGCACTTAAACTTTTTACAAACGCATCTGCGACATATGATGGCGAATCAATTGCTATCAACCCTGATATTGTAGCATCAGTATTTGAGTTGATTACTCCAGATGAAAATGCTAAACTGCAAATTCGTACAGTCATCTTTGGTGTCAATGGTACTGATTGGCATGTCAAAGAACCATACCTTGAAGTAGTTGCAAGACTGAACGAAAAAGATTAAACTGTTATTTTATTTGCGTTTTGTTTTAGGTCTCAATCTGTAAAAATTTGGATACTTTGGATTATCTAATCGTTTTCTAATATTGATTCCAATATATGCAGATTGAGCATCACCAACAGATGGATAGGTAACACCTTCACAAGAAACTGGACAACGATTTGCATCTAACATTTTATCTCTAGCATTATATAAAAATGCTGCGGTATCGGATCTCTTTTTTCCATACATACCATTTTTGTTGCCAGATTGATCTCGTTTTTTAATGGCGTTTTTATAATTTGGTGAATTTGAAGTATCTCCACCATCACCACCTTTAGTCATATTATATTTTGGATCAAGTTTGTTTATCCACATCTTTTCTTTATCATCCAATTCTTCCGTTGAGTTTGCCTCATCAAGAATTGACATTGAAAAGTTATCTGTGCCATATTTTCTCATAGCACGATATAAATGCGTTTGACTATTCGTTTGGGATGCGTTATACTTATGTTTGTAAAACCGTTCTTTTGGATTTACAGATTTACCAATATAGAAATCATTGGTAATGTTATTGATGATTTGATAAATAACCATGCTGACATTCCTTTACAATGTTAGAGTAGGTGCGAACGGCTAATTCGGCGACCTACACCTATTTATAATTTTTTATTATTTGAGAATTGAGAGTGATATACAATGGATCAAAATCATTTACTTTGGGTGGAACGTTACAGACCAAAGACAGTAGAAGATTGTATACTACCAGAACGATTGAAAGTACCATTTCAGGAATACGTCAATCAGAAACAGATACCAAATCTTCTACTGGCTGGTGGAGCGGGCGTAGGCAAGACAACGATAGCCAAAGCGATGTGCAACGAGATCGGCTGCGACTATCTAGTAATCAATGGTTCTGACGAATCAGGTATTGATGTATTTCGTACCAAGATAAAGAACTATGCATCATCAATGTCGTTTGCTGGTGGGCGCAAAGTTATCATCATCGATGAAGCAGACTATCTAAATCCAAACTCAACACAACCAGCTCTTCGTAATGCGATTGAAGAGTTTGCAGGTAACTGTTCGTTCATCTTTACTTGTAACTTAAAGAATCGTATTATCGAACCACTGCATTCCCGATGTGCAGTAATTGAATTTGGATTGAAGAATGGTGAGAAAGCAAAGATGGCATCTGCTTTCTTCAAGCGTATCGAATCAATCCTCGATACAGAG